ACTGTGATTGGATTATGATTAATGGTTCCGAAGAAGGTGGCATTGATGTACTAAGAAATAAGATTAAGAACTTTGCTTCTACTGTATCATTATCTGGTGGTAAAAAGGTAGTGATACTAGATGAGGCAGATTATCTTAATCCACAATCTACACAACCTGCTCTAAGAGGTTTCATCGAGGAGTTTCATAAGAATTGTAGATTTATTCTCACTTGTAATTTCAAGAATAGAATCATAGAACCTTTACATAGTAGATTTTCAAACATAGAATTTAAGATTGCCAACAAAGATAAACCTAAGTTGGCAAGTAAATTGTTTGAGCGAGCAACTTATATTCTCAAAGAACAAAATGTTGACTATGAAGAAAAGGTACTTGCAGAATTAATCAAGAAACATTTTCCAGACTTTAGAAAACTTATTAATGAATTACAAAGATATTCTGTAAGTGGTACTATTGATGCTGGTATACTTGTTAATGTATCTGATGAAAATTTAAAGACACTTGTAACTCACCTTAAAGGTAAAGAGTTTAGTGATATGAGAAAATGGGTTGTCAATAATCTTGATAATGATCCAGTTAAAATCTTTAGAAAAATTTATGACAATATGTATGATAGTTTACAACCAGAAACTATACCTCATGCTGTTTTAATTATTGCTGATTATCAGTATAAGTCTGCCTTTGTAGCTGACCAAGAAATTAATCTGGTGGCGTGTCTAACTGAATTGATGTCCCAGGTTAAATTCAAATGAGTTACGAACTCAAAGAATACTTAAACGCCATAAACTTCACAAAGAAAGACTTAACAAAGTCCGAAGATGAATTATGGAAGAAAAAGTATCCTGCATTTATCGTAAACAAACTATTGTCTGCTTTTTCAGACTCCATAATGCTTGTGAATGAAATGAATAGAAACCATTTCATAGACAAGGATATGCAATTTCAATTTCTACTAAATAGTATTAGAACAAAGAAACGGTATAGTCCGTTTTTGAGGGCGAGTAAATTAAAAGAAATTGAGTGTGTAAAGGAGTATTATGGATATAGTAATGATAAAGCAAAGTCCGCTCTTGATATACTCACCAAAGATGAGATAAAGCTCATCAAGGAAAAATTATATAAAGGTGGGACAAAATGAATGAATTAGATAATAGTTGGCATCCAGAAAAAATGCTGGAAGTTCAATTGAAAGAACCAGACGATTTTTTAAAGGTTCGTGAAACACTAACTAGGATTGGTGTTGCCTCTAGAAAAGATAAAAAATTATTTCAATCGTGTCATATACTACACAAACAAGGTAGATATTTCATAGTGCATTTTAAAGAATTATTTGCATTAGATGGTAAAGAAGCAAACTTGACCGAGAACGATATTGAAAGAAGAAATACAATTGCTCAATTATTGGGTGATTGGGGATTAATTGCAATAATTAATACCACAGTTGCTGAGAAGAAAGCTCCTCTATCACAAATTAAAGTCTTAGCCTTTAAAGAAAAAGGTGAATGGGACTTACAAGCAAAATATAATATAGGTAAAAAAATAGAAGATGAAGGCACCGAAGTTTAGAGAATTTATAACTGAGGCCAATGGCAATCAGAAATATAAATTAGTTATAATTACAGATGAGCCTGAAAAGGCAAAGACCTTTCATACTGCTGATAGACTACAAGAAGAAGCAGAAAAGTTAGGATGGAAACATTATCTGTATAAACTAACTGGTGGTTATACTTCTTATGAAGATGGTATTTTTAGATTACATAACAAAGAAGATGAAAAAGGTTTTGTAGTTTCAGGTACTGATACAATTGCAATCATAAGAGGTTCAGTTGTTAGAAAAGATAGTTGGATGGATATTATATCCTCACTAGAAAAACATAGTGTTTGTGTTATCAATAGCAGACAATCAATTAACATATGTACAGACAAGTATAGAACAGCATTAAGACTTTCTGACTATGGTATTCGTCAACCTAAGACAACTTTAATAAACGATCCAGAAAAGTCAGCATTAGCATTTGATAAACTAGACACAAAAATGCCTGTGATTATGAAAACTTTAAGAGGGTCAAAAGGTGTTGGTGTATTGTTTATTGAATCAGAAAAAGCATTAGACAGTATTGTACAATTAATTTATAAACAAGATGAAGATACTGATTTACTTTTACAAGAATATATCCCAACAGATTATGATGTTAGAGTATTAGTATTAGGTGGTAAGGTACTTGCTACAATGAAGCGACCTGTAATTGAAGGAGACTTTAGAAGTAATGTATCACAAGGTTCTAAACCAGAAAAAATTAAACTAACAGAATTAGAAATAGAAGCAAGTCTATTGGCTGCAAAAGCAGTGAATGGAGTATGGACTGCTGTTGACTTTATACCAAGTAAGAATAGAGAAAAAGAAGCACCATTTGTAATTGAGGTAAACTCATCTCCTGGTACTGAAGGTATGGAAGAAGCAAGTGGTCAGAATATTAGTAAAGAGATTATACAATTCTTTGCTGATAAAAAGAATTGGGTTAAAGTACCTAGTGAGTGTGGTTATAAAGAGATTGTAACTATCAAACCTTTTGGTGAAATCATCGCTAAGTTCGATACTGGTAATTCAGGTATGTCAGTTATTCATGCTGATAAAATGCAAGTAAAAGATAAAAAAGTAACATGGTCTTTATTAGGTAAAACTATTACAAGTGATATCATTCGTAAAGAAGAAATATCAGTTGGTGGCCTAAGAAACTATGATGAAGATAGATATGTCATTAAATTAAATGTAGAATTTTTAAGTGGAATGTATGAAACAGAATTTACACTAGACGATAGAGAAGATAGAACACCAATTCTATTTGACCGAGAGTTTATGAGTAGAGTAAATGTCATGGTAAATCCAGACAGAAAATATGTCGTTACAACAAAATATAGTTTAGATTAGTGCTTTACAAACTAACTAAATTATGTTATAATATATTATTAAAAGGAGTGAACAATGGCAAAAAATCATCAAGCGGATAATCCCTTATATAAAGCATTAGCAAAAAAATACGAGGCACAGATAGCAGAAGCATATGCTACTCTAATTGTATATTTTGATAATTCAGTTGGTATCGGTGAACATCCACAACATCTTCAAGAAATGGATAAACAGTTAGACATGATGTCAACTGCTGAAGAAAAACTACAATCATTATCTAAACATTTTAACAATACACAGATATAGTGAAATTTTATACAAGTGTGCTGCCATATAAAGGTCGATTACTAGTTCGTGGTATTGACCATGATGGCAGCCACAAAAAGTTTAAAGTAAATTACAAACCATCTTTGTTTACTCCTGTTCAAAAAGAAACAGGATATAAAACATTAGATGGTCGTAATGTAGCAAAGATTAAACATGAAAGTATGTATGAAGCAAGAAAGTGGATTGACGAATATAAAGATGTAACTAACTTTGAATATTTTGGTAATACAAAATTTCAATATCCATATATCGCAGATAAGTTCCCAGGTAAAATTGATTGGGATTTAAAACAATTAAGATTAATCACAATTGACATTGAGTGTGAAAGTGAGAATGGTTTTCCTGACCCAGGTCTTGCAAGTGAGCCTTTAATTTGTATTACTGTAAAAGACCATGCGAGAAAAAGTATTATTGTTTTTGGTTGTGGCAACTTTGTTAATGACCGTGATGATGTAAAATATTTTAAATGTTCTACTGAAAGAGATTTAGTAATTAAGTTTACAAAGTTCTGGACTGCTTACAATCCAGATATCGTAACAGGTTGGAATGTTAAGTTCTTTGATATACCTTATTTGATGAATCGTTTTAAATATCTCATGGGTGATGAATTTTTAAATCAGTTTAGTCCTTGGGGTGTTGTAAGTCAAAATAGTGCAAGAATAACTGCCAAAGGATTTAACAAAGAACAAAACTATTATGACATTCTTGGTGTTTCAGTTCTAGATTATCTTGACCTCTATCGTAAACATACATTTGTTAGACAAGAAAGTTACAAACTAGATTATATTGGTCAAGTAGAATTAGGCGAACAAAAGACAGAAAATCCATATGATACTTTCAAAGAGTTTTATCAAAACGATTATCAATTATTTGTAGAGTATAATATTCAAGATGTAGAATTAGTTGATAAGTTAGAGGATAAAATGCAGTTGATTGCTTTGCATTTGACTATGGCTTATGAAGGCAAAGTAAATTATCAAGATGTCTTTGGCCAAGTTCGTATGTGGGACACTATCATATTTAATTATCTCAAAGAGAATAAACTTGTTTGTCCTGCTGTAAATGAAAACGAATACTCTGGTGGTTATGAAGGTGCATATGTGAAAGATCCTGTTGTAGGTTTTCACGATTGGATTTGTAGTTTTGATTTAAATAGTTTGTATCCACACCTAATTATGCAATATAATATTTCACCTGAAACAATGGTTGGATTCGAACCTAATTCTGTGAGTGTAAATAAAATGTTAAATCAAGAATCTGATTTATCTCATCTAGATGGTTCTACTATTACACCTAATGGTGCTATGTTTAGAACAGACAAAAGAGGTTTTCTTCCTAAGTTAATGGATAAACTATATCAAGAACGAGTGATATATAAAAAGAAAATGATTAAGGCAAAGGCCAAGTATCAAGAGACTGGTGATAAAAAATTATTAAATGATATCGCCGCAAATCATAATATTCAGTTGGCAAGAAAGATTGCATTGAATAGTGCTTATGGTGCTATTGGCAATCAATACTTTAAATACTTTGATGTAAGACACGCTGAAGGTATTACAAAGGCAGGTCAACTTGCGATTAGATGGATTGAAAGAGATGTAAATGAATATCTAAACAATTTATTAAAAACTAAAAATGTAACTTATGTTGTGGCTTCTGATACTGATTCTATCTATGTAAAACTTGGTGCAGTTGTAGATAAAATATTTAAAGATAAATCTGATACAAGAAAGATTGTAAAAGTTCTAGATAAATTTTGTGAAGAAAAATTACAAAAGGCAATTGATGATAGTTATGATAGACTTGCTAAATATGTAAACGCATTTGAGCAAAAGATGTTTATGAAACGAGAAGTAATTGCTAACAAAGGTATCTGGACTGCTAAGAAAAGATATATTTTAAATGTTTACAATGAAGAAGGCGTTGATTTAAAAGAACCTAAGTTAAAGATTATGGGTATCGAGGCTGTTAAGAGTTCGACACCTGCCCCTTGTCGTGTTAAGATTAAAGAAGCATTGAAAGTAATCATGAATAAAGATGAGGCAGCACTAATACAATTCATAGATGAATTTAGAACACACTTTAAAAAACTACGACCAGAAGAAATTGCTTATCCTCGTTCTTGTAATAATCTTAAAAAGTATTCTTCATCAACAGACATATATCAAAAGTCAACACCTATTCATGTGAAAGGTGCTTTATTATATAATAATATGTTAAAGAAAAACAAGTTAGTTAAGTATGAAGAAATACAAGAAGGTGATAAAATTAAATTTATTGTTTTAAAAGAACCTAATCCATTGAGAGAAAAGGTAATATCTTTTCCTACAAGTTTGCCAGAAGAATTTAAACTACATCAATATATTAATTATGATGAACAGTTTGATAAATCATTTTTAGAACCATTACGATTTATTGTAAACGCAATCAACTGGAATTTTGAAAAACAAGCAACATTGGATAGTTTTTTTTAATGAGTAAGATAAAATATAAAGTTTACAAAGATGTTTTGCCAGAAGAGCAATGGAAACATTTACATGATTTTATTAGTAATGCTTGGTTTAGTTGGACTTATGCAGCTGGTACTAGTCATAGTGGTGAGGGATATAATACAATTGGTGATACTCCTCAACTTGTTAGAAACTTTTTTCATAGAGAACAAGTTGCTACAACTACCGCACAAGCACCTAATCCATTTAATGAATCAATACAAACACACGAATATTTACAAGCATTGCCACAAATAATGATGATAGCACATAAACTATTACCTAATCATAATCCTTTGCGTATCAAAGCAAACTTATTACAACCATATCCTGACGCTCCAGAACATCACCCATGGCATACGGATGCAGCAAATAATAATGTGTCTATGATATATTACATAAACGATAGTGATGGTGATACTTTTTTAGGTGAAACAGATACACAAAAAGTAACGCCAAAAGCAAATACGGCTGTTATATTTCCTTCTAATTTAAGACACGCCTCGTCTAACCCAACAAAAGGAAGAAGAATGATAATCAACTATATGGTTCAAGCATAATGAAAGAAAACGCATTTACACACTACAAACGAGATAATGACCTATATAACCGTCTCATAGCCGCCGCTACAGACGGAAAACTGCCTGTCTTGACATCTACTATCTTCGAAAAAATGAACGCTGAGTACGGAAAAGAGAAGATGAGAACACACTTGGCAGACTATATTGCTTCAGAAAGACCAGTATTTCCACTCAAAGAAATCACTAATGGTGATATGAGAATTAGTTTTGGTCGTCTTAAACAGTTTGATACTAGTACCATTTGCATTCCTAACGAGCAAGTAGAAAAGGAAGTATTTGAAAAGTATGATGATTACAAATACCCTTATAGTGAGTACGGACTTGGCTTGATAAATGGTGCTAGTACCTTTAATGATGTAAGTAATTATTTCATGCAAGATTTACGACTAGAGTGTAGTAGTTATGGCTTTCGAGCACCTAAAGAAGTTTGGGAAAATGGAGATGCTTATGCTATTTGGAAATGTTTAGGACCAATATGGCGTGGTATAAATGGAGTTAAACTTACAAAGATAAAAGAATTAGATGGTACTGAAATAGAAAAGTTAGTAGGTGGTCAATTAGATGAAAAGAGTTACATATCAGCATTTAGATTAGGTACTTATATTGCAACACAATTTAAACCAGTTGTTGCAAAAGCAATTTATGATATGACAAATGCCAAAACAGTATTAGATACAAGTTGTGGTTGGGGTGATAGACTTGCAGGTTTCTTTGCTTCTGACGCTGAAGAATATTATGGCTGTGATCCTAATCCTAATACTTACCAAAGATATCAAGAACAGATAAGTTCGTATAATAAACTATTATCTAAACCTAAAAAAGTTCAGATATGGAGATGTGGTGCTGAAGATTTACCATATCATAAACTACCAAAGATTGATGTAGCATTTACAAGTCCACCATACTTCTCTACCGAACAATATAACAAAGGTGGTGAACATCAAGAGGACCAATCATGGCATAAATTTAACGAGTATGATAAATGGCGTGATGATTTTTATTTACCAGTTGCAGAGAAAACTATGGAAGTTTCAAAGTTTATGTTTGTAAATATTATGGATCCAAAAATACATGGTGTTCGTTATCGTTCTGGTGATGAATTGGTAGATAAGTTTAAAGATAAATTTCTTGGTCAAATTGGCATGAGAATTATGCAACGACCAAAATCAGATACACTATTTAAAGATGAGCAAGAAAAGGCTGACTTTATGAACAAAATGTTTATAGAGAATGTTTGGTGCTTTGGTCCAAAAACAGACCTATTTAAAAATTCAAGAAAGGCAACTTTAGATGAGTTTTTTGCTTGACAAAGAATTATATATAGTGTATAATGAAACAGTAAATGACAGTTACAGTATATTCAAGAACAGTAAATGGTAAAAAAGGTAAGTGGGAATTTCATTCCTCTTATGTAGATGGTATGCCAGGTGGTAAAAAAAGAGAAAAAGAATATGCGAACAACTTTAAAAAAAAAGAAAACAACACAGAATATAAGGTAGAGGTAGATAATGAGTGATTTTTTGAAAGACATAATTAAAGAAACTGGTAATGAATATGCTAGTTTAGTATCAGATGGTGCGTCAGGCGATGTAACAGATTTTATTGATACAGGTTCTTATATATTCAATGCGTTATTAGGTGGTGGCATACACAAAGGTTTACCTTCTAATAAGATTACTGCTATTGCAGGCGAAAGTGCAACAGGTAAAACTTTCTTTGTACTAGGTATGTGTAAACATTTTCTAGACCAAAATCCTGATGGTGGTGTTATATTTTTTGAGAGTGAATCAGCTGTATCAAAAGAGATTATAGAAGAAAGACAAATTGATAGTAGTCGTATGGTTGTTATGCCAGTTACTACTGTTCAAGAATTTAGACATCAATCATTAACAGTATTAGACAAATATATTGCTCAAGATAAGTCTGAAAGAAAACCATTATTGCTTGTATTAGATTCCTTAGGTATGTTATCAACTACTAAAGAAATTGAAGATACACAGGCAGGTAAAGAAACTAAAGATATGACAAGGGCACAAATAGTAAAAGCTGCCTTTAGAGTATTAACATTAAAGTTAGGTAAGGCAAAAGTTCCTCTTATCATAACAAACCATACTTATGATGTTATCGGTAGTATGTTCCCAACAAAAGAAATGGGTGGTGGATCAGGCTTGAAATATGCAGCTAGTTCTATCGTCTATCTATCAAAGAGAAAAGAAAAAGATGGGACAGAAATTATTGGTAATATTATACATTGTAAAAATTACAAATCCAGATTAACAAAAGAAAATAAAGTAGTAGATGTTCGTTTAACTTATGATAAAGGTTTAGATAGATATTATGGCTTATTAGATTTAGCATTAAAACATAATATATTTAAATCAGTATCAACAAGGGTAGAGTTGCCAGATGGTAGTAAAACATTTGGTAAAACAATTAATAATAATCCTGAAAAGTATTTCACACCAGAGATACTAGAAAAGTTAGATGAAGTTTGTACTAAAGAATTTAAATATGGAGATGTAATTGACACCGAAAATACCACCGACCCACAAGACGACCAGTCCTAAACACCGAGAAGATTATGTCTTTGTCGAGAAGCCAGGAGAGGACTTTACAGCAATTAAACTAATTAGTGGACCGTATGCAAGTATAGTTCTTAAATATGGTAATGTAGGTTTTAGACCAGAGTCAGAAAAGACACCAGATGGTGCTTTGCCTATGGTGTTTGATTATACTATTATTGAAAACAATATAAGTGCTGATACAGATAGTCAAGAGTTTATAAATCACATTGGTGATATATTAGTTGTATTATTAGATGAACAATTAAAACAGAAAAAGGAACTTAATGGAGAGAATTGAAAGAACAGCACTTCGTAATTTAATTCACAATGAAAAATATTGTAGAAAGGTTTTACCTTTTATCAAAGAAGAATATTTTTCAGATAGATTAGAAAAAGTATTATTTACAGAAATCTATAAGTTTGTAAATAAGTATAATAATCTTCCTACAAAGGAATCTTTATCAATTGAAATCAATAGTAATAAAAGTATTAATGAAGATGAGTATAAAAAGATTACAGATATTTTATCTACATTAAATCCTGAACCAGTTAATATAGATTGGCTAGTTGAGACAACAGAAAAGTTTTGTAAAGACCGTTCTATACATAATGCTATATTGTCTGGCATTCAAATCTTAGATGGTAAAGATAAGGCACACACTCCAGAATATTTACCTGAGTTATTATCGAATGCCTTGAGCGTGTCTTTTGACCAAAAAGTTGGTCATGATTATTTACAAGAATCAAAAGAACGATTTGATTTTTACAAGAAGAAAGAAGAAAGACTTGAATTAGATTTAGATTTCTTCAACAAGATTACAAGAGGTGGTATACCAAGTAAGACTTTGAATATTTGTCTTGCAGGTACTGGTGTAGGTAAGACCATGTTTATGACACACCTTGCTTCGTCTGTATTATTACAAGGTAAGAATGTATTGTATATAACTTTAGAGATGGCTGAAGAAAGAATTGCTGAAAGAATTGACGCTAATCTTTTGAATGTTGGTATGAGTGATTTAGAAGAATTACCCTATACAATGTATGAGACAAAGATTAATAAACTACAAAGTAAAACAACAGGCACTTTAATTATTAAAGAATATCCTACTGCTACTGCTAATACAGGTCATTTCAAAAACTTGATTAGTGAATTAGCATTAAAGAAATCTTTTAAACCTGATATCGTATTTGTTGACTATTTAAATATTTGTACTTCATCTAGATTTAAGTCTGGTGCAAATGTGAATAGTTATACAATGATTAAAGCAATCGCTGAAGAATTAAGAGGCCTTGCAGTAGAAAATGACATACCTATCTTCTCTGCTACTCAAACAACAAGAGGCGGTTTTGTAAGTAGTGATGTAGGTCTAGAAGATACCTCAGAGAGTTTTGGTCTTCCTGCCACAGCAGACTTTATGTTTGCTTTGATTAGTAGTGAAGAACTAGAAGAAAAGAACCAAATAATGGTCAAACAATTAAAGAATAGATATAATGACCCAACTGTAAATAGAAAGTTTATACTTGGTGTTGATAGGTCTAAAATGCGTTTCTATGATGTAGAACAAAACGCACAAACTGATTTAGTTGATAGTGGTCAAGAGACATTATCATCTAATGATAAATTTAAAAAACTGGGACAGTTCTCAGATTTTAAAGTATAACCAAAAGGAGAAAACAAATGGCTATAAAACTAAACGAAAAATGGTATGATGAATCTAAATTCAATACTGAACTAAAGAATGCTATCGTACAGGTAAATAATTACCAAAAACAAATCAACAATTTAAATGCAGATATACAAAATTGTAAAATAATCGTAGCTCATCATGCAAAGTTTATTCAAGACAATGTTCCTGCAGCTGCTGAGATTGATGAACCTAAACCAGAGGTTACAGAAGCACCAGTTAAAGAAACAAAAGAGTAGATATGAAAAAGAGGGTCGTAAAAGGAATAAAGAAACATAAGATTTCTTACGAGATGAAACTTATCAAAAGAAAGAGTAAAGTTCGTTGGTTGGTTATTGAAAGACCAACTGGCAGTATAATTACTGAGTCTGAATTTGAAGATGAGGCACAAAAGGTTTGCGACCATCAAAACAAATATAACCAATGGGAAAATCAAGGAGGTGTGGTTAAACACCTAACACTAGGAAAAATATAATGATTGATGATATAAACAAACAAAGTAAAAGATTTTATGAAATTTTAGATGTCATAAAAGAATTGCACGATAAGAAAAGACATGATTATGGTGCAAATGAAGATATCTTTGCTAACTTTCGATTATCAGAGTTATCGGGTATTCCTGCTTGGCAAGGTTCAGTTGTTCGCATGGGTGATAAGTATGCTCGTATAAGTAATTTCATCAAGAAGGGTGAATTTAAATTTAAAGAAGAAGGTATCAAAGATACCTTAATGGACATGGCAATTTACAGTTTAATTACCATGATACTATTTGAAGAAGAGGAAGAACAGGAAAAAAATGACAAACATAGTTGATATGACAAGTGTGATTGAAGGTGATACATCTTCTTTAGACACAGTAGGTATTAAAACAACGCAAGAATCTACTAAAATTGAAGCAAAAGAATTACCTGAAGGTACTATGATGGAGATAACAAAACCAGGTACAGAAAAGAAATATACTTTTCCTGCTATGGCATTAGCAGGTGGCGATTATCACCAAATTATAAAAGCTTCTGACAACACAATACCAGAAAAAGACATAAGAAGATATTACGATATCTGTATGAATACTTTAGATTGGCAAGATGGTTGGTACTCTACAACAGAAATGAAAAAAGAAGCCAAGACACCTGGTTACAAACATATTCATCTAGGTGGTAGTGATACCGAAGAAGTTGATTATGAGATTGAACAAGATTGGGTACAAGAGATATGGGATAAAGTAAATCCAGAAGGTGTCAAATTACTTAGACACTACTTAAATGGACATCACGCAGGACAATCAGGTGGTATTCACATAGATGGATGGACTGGCGACCAATATACAGTTATTGTGTATCTAACACCTGACTGGACACCAGAAGATGGTGGTACAATTGAGTTCTGGACACCTAATCTTACAGACGAAATGATGGCAATGGCAGTTAATACACCATATGGTTTTTCAGGAAGTGCTGAACCTAATATTGTCAAATCATATTGGCCTAGAGCAGGTCGTGTTGTAGTCTTTGACGCAAGAATACCTCATGTTGCAAGAGCAGTTGAGAGTGATAAGTTTAGAATTTCATTAGTATTTAAGTGTAAAACATTACCTAGATAACGCTTGACAAAGCGATACTGTTAGTATATAAATAGCAGTATGGCTGACGCAAGAGACACAAAAAAACAAGAAAACGGTTCACTCGTTTTCTTTGAAAACCTTATAGAAAAAGGTAAAGAACCTACAATAGCATTCGTAGAGAAAAACGCATATCCAGATATGCCAGCAATATGGTATTACTATTATCAATTACAAGGTAAAGCATTAAAACAATATCTAGGTAATCAAAAAGATTATGCTTATAGTAGGGATGATGGTATCATGCCTATTTTAGAAACTGCAGCTAAAAATATGGGAGTTTCTACTAAAGATAATTGGAATCCTATGGATATTGTCATGGTCAAAAAGAAACAACAGGCAAAAATTATAAAACAAGTTCAAGAAATAGATAAATCTGGAGACGAAAAAACAGCAAAGTTAGAAAGATTAAATCTACTTATGCAAGAGTTATTAGTTAATAAAACTTTACTTCCTATTTCATTAAAAGGTCTAACAAAAACTAGTAAACAAGCAAAAATAGAAGAAGCAAATTTAGGTAAGAAAAAACAAATTAAATTTAAATTAAAAACAAATAGTTTAAATTGTGATTTAGATATGGAAAAACCTCCACTATTTGATACAGGAGAATTTTCATTAAGATTTTTTGCAGGCGAATCAGAGTATGCTTTACAAGTTAGAAGTTTTAGATATTCTAAACCAACAACTGGACCTCAAACTGATATAACACCAAAAAGTGGTGGTGCAAAATTAGGTAAATCGTCAGTAGAAGCCACACGACCTTTTCTAAAGAAACTAGGATTAGATTTACCTCCTTCAGTAGTAAAAGATCCTATGATAACCATATCAGGTAAATTTACTTCACAACAAATAGATTTTTGGACTAATCTTTATGATAAGATAAAAGATGTTAAAATTGATGGTCAAAAAGTTAATTGGGATGCACCATTAGTGTATGGAGATAGAAAGTCTAGTTTTAAAAATAACTTACTAACAGGTTTAAAAAATTATCAAAAAGACAGAAATACATTAGGTAGAATATTCTCAAAATTACACGCTTTAAGAACAATTCAATTATATCAAACAATATCTAAAAAAGGAGTATTTGATAAATGGTTAGAAACCTTATACTATGGGGCAAAAAAAGAGTTCAGTAATTTAAATGGTCCGTTTATAAAGATATTTTAATAGCTTGACTATTATAAATAATAGTGTTATAATATACTAATGGAGAGAGTGCTAAATGCAGAAATTTCAAGATTATCTTGTAGAAGATAAGAATACACATCTTGAACATCTGGAAGACGAAATAATTAATAATGGAAGTAAAGG